GACTTGAGATCGCTTACCGTCGGCAGTGCCACGCCCCGTCCTCAGTCTCCAATGTCCTGCAAGGCTGGCCGGCAGGGAGAAGCCCCCACCGGCCAGCGGTTGCAGCTTAGGCCGTCACCACGTCGTCCAGCACGACGAACGGCGAATGCGGGTTCACCTTCGCGCCGGCGCCGTCCACCTTGTAGGCGTACGTCGACGTCGGGAGCGGGATACCGCCGCCACGCGCCACGAAGCGGTACGTCGTGACGTCCTGAATGAACGCCACGTGGATCGAGCTTTCCACGGTCAGCGCCTGACGGAGGCCCATCGCGTAGAAGTCCGGGTTTACGAGCGCGATGTCGGCCTCAGTGCCGAGCGACGGGAGCAGGTCGGTGATGATGACCGGCAGGCCGAGCAGGAGCATCTGCGGCTTGTCGCGCAGGTTGGCGATCCACGTCACCATCGTGTTGTTCGTGGTCTGCAAGGCGAACAGCGTTGCCATCGCGTTGCGCGTCACCATCCAGACCGAGTTCGGCCCGTGCGTGTGCGCCTGGTACATGTTGAACGCGTCCACGGCCTTGAAGGACGACGCCGTATTGCGCGTCACCTTGATGAGCGCCGTGTTGTTCGTGTTGAACGCGCCGAGCGGCTCGCTCGAACCCGTGCCGTCGATCGTCAGATCTTCGTTCAGCTTATTGATGATCTGGCCGCCGACCGCGGCGGTGACTTCCGACGGGAGTTCGCCCGTGAAGTCGTCGCCGAGCAATTCGTCGCCGAACTGCGTCACGGCCGCGTACTTGTACATCGTCAGCAGACGCTGGCCGAAGGTCGGCTCGCGGGTCGGCTTCGTGCTGCCTTCTCCGACGATCGTGACGTTGGCGATCTTACCGGCCATCGGACGGTTGAGCGTCGTCGTGCCTTCATCCTGCACCAAGTACGGGATGCGGAGCGAACGGCCGGGCACCGAGTAGCGGCGCGCCAGCTGGAACAGACCAGGCTGCTGATTCGACACCGAGAAGATGTCGGGCACCTGCGTCAGCGGGAGCAGGAACTCGCCGCCGTTGGTCGAGCCCGTGATCGTACGCGTGAAGGTATCCACGGCCTTGAGCGCGTCGGCCTCACGCGGGTTGCTCGGTCCACGCGTCGCGGCGCGGATATAGCTGCCCATCGACGGGAACGCCTTGGCGATCATCGACCGCACGTCGCCCTGCGCGTCCTTCATCGAACGGAACTCGGTGCGCTCGGCCTGCCCGCCCACGTCCATGCGGACGAGCCCAGCGTCGCCGCCCTGGCGGTCGATTTCGGCTTCGGGCGTGAACTCGGCGGCGGTCTGCGCCCGCATATCCAGCGCACGCATATCGTTCGTCATCTTCTCGACCTGCTCGGCCGACAGCGCAACGGACGCATCCATCAGCTCATGGCGGATCTTGTGCGCCTGCTCGCGCAGCTCGTTCGCCTGGCGGTTCTTGCTAATCAACGGGGTTTTCATGGGATCTCACAGAAAGGGGTTCGGATACTTCGGAAGTCAGGCACCATACGACCGACGCACCGCTGCCATGCGAGCGGCCATCGTTGCCATCGTCACGGCTGTCTCTGGAGTGATAGTCGGCCGGCTCGTCGCCGTCGCTACCGGGTGCGCAGAGGGGAGGTGCAGATGACGTGCTACGACCGCGGCGCGCCGGTCCGCTGGGAGCGCACTTAGCGCGCTGTCGGCCGCAGTTTCCAACAGTTTTACATCGTCTACCGTCGCGCCCTGCTCCTGCCGTGCGCCCAGCACATCGGCGCCAGGGACCGCCGGCATCGGCGTCAGCGACACTTCGCGGAGCTCGATCTCGAGAAAGCGCTCGACGAGCTTGCCATCGACCGGCACCATATCTGTGCGCTTTGGCAGAAAGCCAATCGAGAAGCCTGTCGAGGCGCCGGCACGGATCACCGTCTTGACGTAGTCCAGCGCGGCCCGCCCTTCCGGCGTGTCAAAGAGATCGGCCGTCATCACAAGGCTGTCGCCGCTGTCGATCATCGACGCCACGACGCCAACGTGACTGCCCACCGTGCGGCTGTGATCCATCAGCAGCGGCAGCTTGCGGGCGCGCACCTTCGCCGAGATTGAGCGTTCGGCCGAGCCGCGAGCAAACATTGTCTGGTAGCTGTCAACGGTCTCGTACGTTAGTGCGACACCGGACACGCGGCCGGCAATGCCCGGCGGGAGATCGGTCTCGGCGCGCAGCTCAAGCGCACACTCAGCGTGAAGGTACTGCACCGCATTGCGGGTCTGCGTCATGATTCCGGTACCGGCTCATCGTAAAACAGCGGCTGACAGCGACAGTTAATTACCTCGTCGGCACTGCCGGCGGGATCGAGCGGATACATCAGCCCGTTAGAGAAGGCGTCGTCCATCGGGATGCGGCCTTGACCCATGCACGTCAGATGCGTTTCACGCGTCTTGCCGTCCTCAAAGCCGACCCACTCTTTGCTCTGGAAAATGCCGAGCGCCTGCGCCTGATCGTATGCGCCGCCCGACATTGCACTGGCCGACTCGGTGCGCGCAATCCGCGTGGCGCGCACGTCCGTCATGTTCTCGCCGTAGACAGACTGCTGCACGAGGCGCGACGTTTCCGCAATGGAAAAGCCCGAGAGCTCACCGGCACGAATCGCGGCCGTCACCTGCTTGGCCGTGTCCTGCCCGATCAGATCGGCCAGCCGCGACAAGCGCGTGTCAATGCGGCGCAGCACTTCGGGGCTCTGCAACGTAAAGTTAAAGTTCACGCCCGCGGCCTGCTTGGCGCCGGCGATGTACGTCTTGCTCACGAGCCCCTCGTACGCGGCCTTCCAGCTGCGGTAGTACTCGCCCTTGTCCTTATAGTTGGCCGTGATCAGCCGGTCGATCTCACGCAACATCTTGCGCTGCCGTGCGGCCGTCGCGGTCGCGGCTTCCTTCGTGTAGGCGGCGAACAGCGCGTCGACCGAGGCGGCGTTCGCGGCGAACGTCGCCTTGGCGGCCTCGGCGTAGCGTTCTTCCTCGGCGTCCAGATCGTCCATCGCTCGGCGCCAGTACTGGTACCGCGGGTCGTCTTGCAGCGTGCCTTCCGCTTCCATCGTCTCCCACCAGTGCGCTGCACGCGGCATCGCCAGCTCGGCGTCGCCCTCGTCCTCCGGCGCCTCGTCCTCGTCCTCGAGCTCGTCCTCGTCGTCCGGCCGCGGCTCAACCGCGAAGTCGACGCACGCGTCCACCATCTCCTGCACCGCGTCGGCCTCGAGCTGCGGGAACGCGGCCAAGATCACCTGCACCACGGCCGACGCCGGTAGCTCGGCCGTCATCACCATTTCGAGCAGCTCGGTAATCGCTTCGACCTGATCGCCAGACATCGCGTCCGTGGCAAAGGACCGCACAAGATCCGCGCCGTGGCGCCGGGCGCCGTCGGCCTTGGCCTTCGCCTCGGCCAGCACCGAGCGCATATGCGCCAGCCCACGGCTGCCGACCACCAGCCATTTCACCTGCGCCACGACGCCGGCCAGCTTAAAGTCGGCTGCGTGCCGTGCGGCCCACGCTTCGCGCAGCTTCACCGCCCGTTCCTCGGACAGCCCGTCGACCTTGCCGCCGCGCTGCGCGACCGGCTTCAAGAGCGTGTACTGCTTATTGCCGCGGATATTCCCGCCTCGACGCCAGATCGTCGGATACTCGGCCTTGAGCGCGGCCGCTTCCTTGATCGGAAACACGGCGTAGTTGCTGTTGCGGAGCCCGATCGTGCGGTCGTCGCCCTTCTTCGGGAAGTTCGTCACGCCCTCGGCGCGGCTGTCCTCGAGCCCGATCAGGTTCTCGGCGTCCGTGTCTGCCGGCTCCTCGGCTTCCGTCTCTTGCGCACCGCCAGGCGTCGGCGGCAGCACGTCGGTCACCGGCGCCGGCAGCACCACCGTGGTCGGGTCGATGACCGCGACGGCCGCCGGCACGAGCTGCGTGCCCGCCGAAATCTGCAACGCGTCGGTCGGCACCGGCATCGCCGGCAGCTTCAACGCCCGGCGCGATTCCTCAAACGTGCGCAGCGACGCGCCGAACTCGGCACGGATACGCGTTGACGTTTCGTCGTCGTTCTCCACCAGATCGCGCAGGACTTCGACATCGTACGCGACGTAGACGTCGCCAAACTCCGGCGCCAGCCAATGATTGATTTCGTCTTCGATCGCCGACAGCATCGGCTCAATCGTGTGCTGCACCAGCCGCATCCGTGCCTCGGCATACTGCGCGCCAGACAGCCCCGCATCCGACGTGGCCGACGCGATGCCGACCATGCGCGGGTCCACGCCATAGGCGGCGCAGATGTCCTCGCGGCTGACGCGGCGTAGGTCAGGGAACTCGAGGTCGGACAGCGTGAAGCCGAGCGGCTTAATGTCCCGCACCGAGCCAAAGAAGGCCGGCGTGCCGCGCTTGCCACGGTCCACGACCCGCGCCTTATAGCGGTCCTGCATCGCCGAGGCGTCGTCCTGCGTGGCCTCGTCGTTGAGCAGCACCGCGAAGGTCGGCGTGCCGTCGTTCGTGACGACCTGGCGCACGTAGTTCGTCGCCTCCATATCGGCGGCCATGCTCGCAATCGCGGTCGCGCCACGCGGAAAGCCGAACACGTCCGGCACGAACGGACGCGGCATATCGAGATCGCGGAAGTGCAGCACGTCCTCGACCGGCAGCTGCACGATAACGCCGCTCCAGTTGCCGTAATCGTACCGGCGCGGGTCGCCTTCCGCGTCCACCCACACCGTCTGCAAGCTCTCGGCATTGATCGGCCGCAGCCCGATCGGGAGCCCGACGCCGTTGCGCCGCTCGATCTGGAATAGGCTGTTGCCGTATCCCATGTAGTCCACGGCGTAGCGCGCTCGGAACTGGCGCGCCGTCGTCCGCGGCCCCGGATAATCGAGCAGGCGCTGCAACGGATGCTCAGGACTGACGCGGCTCTCCGTATTCCCGCGCTCGGTCAGCACCACGAGCGGGACCGAGGCCACGATGTCGGCGACGACACGGATGCAGGCGTGGACGACCGGATGGCCGCTAAAGCCCTTGACGCGGATCGTCGCGCCTTCCGGCTTGTATTCCTGCGGGTTCGCCGTCCGCACTAGCGACAACGAGCCCATGCCGGTCGTGCCCGGCAGGTTCGGATAGGTTGTCATCGCCATCGCACGCGCCGAGTCGGAGGCCATCGGACGGCCCCGCAGAATATCCCAAGCGCGACGGAGGCGGCTGTCGCTGCTGCTGTCGCTCGTGCTGCTGCTGTTGTCCGGCAAGGCGCCCTCGCAAGTGCGGACCAATAGCGTGACGCGTCACGCGCTCACGAATCGTATGTGCTTGCAAGCAACTGCGCAATGTGCCGAGTATAGCGCCGACGTACCGCGAGCCTTCGCGCTATACTGGCGCGCCGTTTCCGCTTCGCTCGCCCCTTGTCAGACGACGAACGGCCGCGACGGCGTGAGCATCAGCGCCGACAGCCCCCAGACCAGCGCGTCCACGCGATCCGGCGACTGGCCGGCGGCGTCGGGGTTGAATTGCAGCATCTGCGCCTCGAGCGCCGGGAACGGCCCCACGTGAAACACGCGGCCTTCCTGATACAGACTATAGATAGGCTCCGCCCGTGCCAGCTTGCCACGGCTGGCCCGCACGTCCACGATCCGGACCCCGTGCGCCCGATCGCCGAGCGACTTAATAACGGCCGTGACCATATCGCCGCCCTGGTTGGTCTCGGCCACGATCGCCGCGTTGTACTTCCGCGCCGCCGTCAGCGCCACCGACGCCCAATCGTTCGGGCTGTACCGGCCGCTTAAGTCCTCGAGCACGTAGCCGCGCCGCTCCTTGTCCACGGCCACGACGAGGATGCCCGTCTCGTCGCTCGTCGTCTTGGCCGTCACCGCCGGGTCGATCGCTACCATTACCCGATGCCAGGCAGTCGGCCCGACGGCCAGCCGAGCGCGGTCGATGTCGGCCCGTGTCCAGAGCAGCCCGCCCGTGTCCGTGCCCCACTCGCCCAAGAAGATCCGCCGGTAGCGCTCCGGCGCCGTCTGCTCGGTCTGCGCGGCTCGATCCATAAAGGATTGGGACAGGTTCACGCGGTTGTCGTGCCAGGTCGTGTGGACGTAGAGCGTGTCCGGCCGGCGCGTCTCGACGAACATCCGGTGAAGGAAATGCTCGGTGCTGGCCGGGTTCAGCACCAAGATCACGCGGTTCGGCAGCTCTTTGTGCCGGATGCTCAGATCGATGGTCTCAAAGGTCCGCTCGTCTACCAGCTCCTCGGCCTCGTCGAGCACCCACGTCGTCACGCCTTGGATGGACTTGAGCCGCGCCGTCTGGTTGCCGCTCGAGGTCTGGATACCGCGGAACAGGATGCGGCTGCCCGTCTTGCGGTTGACGATCTCGCGAGCCGTGATCTCAAAGTCGTCCGCGACGCCGAGCCGGTCCATCTTCTCGCGGAACTCAGGGATGATCGACACGTCGGCCGCGACCATCGTGAAGCGCGTGAACAGGATCACGTGCCCCACCTCGTATGTGAGGTTCAGCAGCGCCAGCGCCGTGTGGAACGATTTACCCGAGCCGCGCCCGCCGGTGACGAACGCATAGCGCCACGCCGGACGCGCCGTGAACAGCGGCCGGTACTGGCGCAGCAGCGTGACCTCGGCGCCGGCCACGGCCTCCGCGCCGCTCATGCCGTCTCGTCAGTCCACGCGATCGGCGGCACCACGCGGATCGGCTCACCGCCAGACGTGATGTCCGCGACCTGCACCGACTTGCCGAACGCCCGATCGAGCAGCACCTCGGCCGCCCGAATATCGCCGCGCACCGCCTTCGCTCGCAGCGCGTTGAGCGTCGCCTCGAGCGCGGTGACCCCGTCCTTTTCGTTTGAGAGCACCCGCGCCAGCGCCTCGCGAATATCCGGTAACTTTGGGCGCCCCTTCGCGTTACCCGTCTGCCCTTTCTTCCACGCCGGTCGCAAGTTCTGTGGGTTTGCCATCAGCTTTGACCCTCGGTGCTCCTTCGGTGTTTTTCATCCACAATCTTTGGCACCGCATACCGCCAGAGAACATGATGGTGCATGCGGCGGTTAATGTTCCCCATCGTAGAAACCTTTACACATGACGGCGCCATAAGAATCGTGTAGAACGACTTCACATATGTGCCGTTTTGTAAATAAAAGTCGGTCAGCCCGCCTGAATTGCTTTGAGTCATCTTTTGCACAATAGCAAGCGCATTTGTTGTTAAAAACAGCACACCGCGAGCGCCGTGCGTCACGTACGTATTTACGTCCTCGTTAATACGCCCGAGAAATGCAAACGGGCGGTCGGCGCGGC